GCCTGGGCGGATAACAGAGCCATGGCGTAGCCATTGACATAGCTCAGATTGAACAGCAGCGGTCCCGCCCACGGCAGCGGCTCCCCGAAGGGCCACGCGTTTACCAGGATGCGCCGAGGCTGGATGATTGTATTCCCAGCCGGGGCGATGATCGTGGGGGTGATCGACGGCCCGAAGCTGTACTGATAACTCAGGCTTGTGATGTTCTGAATTGGGAAGAAGATCGGGTAAAGCTCAACAAAGCCGAACTGCTTGAGGGCAAACCCCTGGGGGTACACGTCCTGCTCCAGGACGACACTATCAACGGTAGGATAGAGAACTTGCTTACAGATCAAGTTCACCCAGTCAGAGGCTCGCTTGAGAGCCCTGGCCAGTTGGCCTGCGCCAAGAGTAGTGACGTCAATACCTGTATAGGTAGCAGTGACGTCTGCCACGGACACGTAGCTTCCGTTGATAGTCAGGTCAGCCATTAGGGCCTAGGGTCTCCGCAACGCGGGCACTTCGAGCTAAACATCCATGCCTCAAACAGACCACTCTCACACACCCAGGTCTTGGTGGCGTCCTTGGTGTTGGGTAGATGAGCCCGCCTGGTAGCTGTGCCCTCCACCACCTTGCCGCCGACAGTAGCCAGGGCCGCTGCATGCTCAGGATTATCGGTGTGGACATGGCCATGCTGATCTGCCTTGTAGTTGATCGTCAGCCCGTGGCCCACGTCTACACCCATCTCCTTGCAATCCCTGGTCGGTACCGATACCCTGAAACGCTTACTCATGTCTCTGCCTTTATAGTTCTCTGATGGGGCGGGCACATCGCCCGCCCCGGCAGAGAGAGTTGACTACGCGCCGCCGACCATGACGCCGACGGTACCGCCTGCGAATACGGTTGAGATGATTGCCCGGAAGTACCGGCCGATGGCCGGGAGGGCAGCCGTGCCAGGGATGGTCACCGTGGTTGATGCAGCCACCGTGGTGGCGACACCGATGGTGTACCAGTTGGTACCGTCCAGGCTTCCCTGGAAAGTCACCTGGCCAGACGCGATGCCCGAGGAGCCAGTGGCCACGCAGACACCGTTGGCGACCACGACGCCGCAGTCAAGAACTGCAGCGACAGTGGCAGTAGCAGACGATCCAGCGGGAATAGACTGCAGGGGGAGGACGCCGGTAGCGACGAGCACGCGCTCGACGGGGGCACCGGCAGACTTGGATGCAGACACCAGGACGGCACCAGTGCCGCCATAACTGGGCTCAAAGGGGGGCGCCATTACTTTCCTTTATGAGTGGTAGGCCGAGTGGGATTTGAACCCACGACCTGAGCTTTATAAGAACTCTGCTCTGACCCGACTGAGCTACCGGCCAGGTAGGCGGAAGCTGCTGCTTGCCAGCCTGCGTGCTCCATCCTCTCTAGTGCGGTGTTGCACTTGAGACACAGAAGGCCGCGCACCTCTCCGGTTACGTGGTCGTGATCGACATGTAGACGTCGATCCTTGGGCGGTGGCGCATTGCAAATGGCACACACGCCGTCTTGCTGCGCCAGCAGGTTCTCGTATTGTTCAATTGTAAGGCCATAGCGGACGCGCAGGTGTTTCCTGCGCGCCGCTATGCCACTATTCCATCTGAGATAAACATCGGGCTTGCTGCGACGATAGCCACGCATACGCGAGGCAATGCATACCTTGCAGGATTTACCCTGAGAGGTCTTGCTCATTTCGTCGGGCGTTTTGTTGAGCCCACAGTTTATACAGATCATATTGCTTAGCTGGGCTGCACGCCCTGCAGAACGGCCGAGTACGCAGGCGCATATCCGACGAGAGCACCGAAAGTGAAGGTGCTGGCGTCATAGGACATTTGTATGACCGGCCACTGAATACTCATATAGTCCTGCGGGAGCACCATGCTCCAGGTATTGGGAACCTCGCTGTACGGGAACGGCAGGCTGTAGCTCAGCGCAAGCACATTGCCCTGCTCCAGGTACGGATGCGGGGTAACCGAGACGGTCTTGCCGGTGACCTTGTTGACCAGGCGGTCCACACGATAGTTGCCGGTGACACCTCCCTCACTGCCAACCGGGACAGTGATACGGTACGGGGTACCGGAGGCGCCGAGGACGAGGTCGGTGATCTTGATGCTCTCAAGAGCATGGACCCAAAGCTCGTCGTAGTCAGCCTTGAACTGGAGCCAGCCGGGGAGGAAGACGTTCTTGGTGATGGCGTCCAGAGTCAGGGCGCCGTTCAGCTTGGGGACAACCAGGCCGTTGGCGATGGTCTGGGTCATCAGGCCGTCGTACGCATTGGCGTTGGCGGTGCTGTCCGAGGTCGGCGAAGTGGCACCCGAGGTAGGAAGCGCGCCGCTGAGGGTGAAGACATTGCCGCCAGTGTAGCCAAGGCCGAACGCAGGTCCGGAGTTCCAGAGCGCCAGGAAGCGCGAGCCGTCGCCAGGGTCGCCAGCGCCCGTCGAAACGAACACCGCGAAGCCATGGCAGCCGGTCGGCAGGCTGGAGAAGGTCACATCAACCACGTTGCCAGCGGAGACCACGACGGTCTGAGCGGACGACTGGATGGTGTAACCGAAGTGGGTGATACCAGCCACCTTGATATAAATCTGGGTGGTGATACCGGTGATGGCGGTCTCGCTGGAGGTGGCATTGGCGCCAGAGCCAGCGGGGCGCTGGGAGATGTTACCAGCGGCCAGGGTGGGCGCGGACACAGCGGTGATGCGACCAGCCAGGATAAGCTGCTCCTCGCCCATCATGTGGGCAAGCAGGAGGTTGTGGTTGATAAGACCACGCAGATCCTCGAAGCCAACGCCAGCGTACTGTGCAGCCCAGGTCAGGTCATCAGACAGACCCTGCAGCTTGTATGGCACGTTGGCGATGCTGGTGGCGTACGAGACCTTCTGGGGACGGTTCAGGGACAGTCCGCGGAAAGAAGTCGTGACGCTCTCAGCCATCGAGATGTCGAGGTTGGCGATACCACCGGTCTGCGAGCCAGTGATACCGTCGATGCGACGGAACCTGTGGCTAGTACCAACACCCTTCACGCGGGGGATTCGGTTACGCAGGGGGGTGAGGACCGGGAAGACCTTCTTGGAAGGGCTCTCAAGGTCGTACAGCCAGGGGCCGTCGGTGGTAGTCCAGTTGCCGATACCGGAGAGGGTGATCTCCTTGACGATGTCAGGATCGGCGCCCAGCTTGTTCAGGACATCGCCGAGGCGGCCCAGGGTGGACTGCAGGCCAGAGGTGCGACCGCCGTTCGCCATGGCGGCAGCGACGGGGAAGCCCACCGCAGACGCACTCTTGACAAACTCGGGGTCGGCTGAGGTGGTGGGGACCACATTCTTGAAGGCGTCATCCGCCTCCAGGGTCATGGCAGTCAGTTCCGAATTGGAGACGACCGGCTCACCACTGGCACTCTTCTGCAGACCCGGCCGCCCCAGGAGGTCCTGGGACTTAGTGATCTGAACGTAAGCCATTTGGTTTGGTTGTTCCTTTTAGCTGGAGGCCAGCTTCATGATTTGATCGCGAGCACCATTCGCCACGTTGGGATCGGGGTGCTCAGTCATTGCGGTCAGCTTATCGATGCGATCCTGCAGGAGCGACCTCTGGTGGCTGACTGGACCGGAAAGCTGACGCATGCTTCCAACCTGCGGGCCGCCAGGGGCTGCCATCTTCTCCACGCTCGCGAGCCTGTCCTCAAGAGGCTTGAGTGCCTCCGACAGAGCCGCCTTCAGGAGATCACCGGTAACCGCCTTGACAACCGCAGCCTGAACGGCCTTGGTCAGATCCTTCTTAGAATAATCATCGGCAACTACCGCTTTGGCGGTAGAGGCCGTGCCCACGGGAGCGCTCTGACCCGGCGCACTCACAGCCACCGGGCCGGAGGTGTTGCCTGCAAGATCAGCGTCGTTGTCCTTCTTGTCCACGACCTTGTCCTTCTTCTTCTTTGCCTTGACTGCGGGCTCATTGGTGGCGTCGATGCCATCGACGCCGTGATCAGCCTGCACAGTCGGAGCGGTGGTGGGCAGGGTCTGGGGGCCGGTGTCTGAGCTACCCTGCTTCTGAATCTCCAGGGCCTGATCGATAACAACCTTCCAGTTGCTCAGTAGATCCCTGGTCTCATCGTCTAGGGTCCCTGCGACCATCTTGGCCACGATGTCGTCGATAGCCAGCTTGCCAACCCAGTCGTCGGGAAGGGAGCCAGTGGCACCCATGGCCTTGGCGCGAGCGATGATATGCGACTTGGCTGCAGCCTTATCATGGGCATGACCAACCAGGCGCACAGCGTTATGCAAGTCTTCCTCATTTTCAATGGGGAAGCTGCCATCCGGCAGAGCATGGCCACTGGCAGCGAGACGCTTGCGGTCGGATGCAGAGAAGTCACGCTTGTAGAGATCGGCCTCAGCGGACTTGTAGGCGAGTTCTGCGAGTTCTGCGTCGTCGATTGCCGCAGCCTTATCAACTAGGCTCAGGGTATTTTGGGGATCACACGGGAAGTCAGCAAGACTGACCTCAACGATATCACCCCTATTGATGGCCTCTAGTGGTCTCCCGTTGGCCGCTGTCTTGGCTGTCTTGATAACTCCGCCGTTCTTTACGCCTACGCTGAAGCCGGTATATAGGCCAGCCTTGACCTTGGTAACCTCAACCGGGTCAACAATCTTTGCAACCAGATGCCAGTCAGTGCCGGTGTCAGTAACCGACTGTGCCTTGCCAGCCGAAATAGGCTGATGCATGCTGCGGATGTTACCTCTTTGCGCCCACTTGGGCACGGCAACATCGAGCCAATCCTTGTCGAGATACTGGCCATCAAGGTCCTCAGTAGGACCACCAAGACGACCCTCGACAATGACCGAACCATCAGGCTGCTCATAGCTCTTTGTGAGTTCTGCCCAGCCGTACTGGATATTAGTGTTTGCCATCTGTTTTCCTTATCTAGGGGCTAGTGTGCAGCCGCAGCGATCCAATCCCAGACACACTCCTGCACCCGGCATTCTTCCGGCTAACGTTACAGTCGTATAAGGACTGTTGTGAGCCATATCCAAACATGGACCGCAGTGCTCTGTTGCTCCGAGGCTCCAGTCCCACAGTTGGGTCGGACTGCCTCTAGACGTTAGCCCGGAGAAGAACTGCGCCCTGATCGCGTTAGCGTACATGCGAGCACGCTCTTGAACCGACCAGCGGCCTGTGGGTTCTATTATACCACGTGGGGCTGGACTGTAACCGGGGACATCTCCACGAAGCAATTCTTGGGTAAACCTACGCAGGTAGGCATCGTCCTCAGATAGCGCTTGCCTGATATTGAACATGTCTTGGTCAGTCAGGATTGTCGGAAATCCAGCGGCCCCGATGCCATACCTGAATGCGTCAGCCATGGCTCGCCTGAGCGTCCTGAGCATGGCATCCCTAAACTGGTAAGGGGTCATACCCATGCCAGCAAGACGGTCAGCGTAGTCAACCATCTGGGCCTCAACGCTGTCAGCCAGGGCGGCGAACTTATCTTGGTAGTCAGCAGGCTGCAGTGCGCTTGCCTTGGCCAGGGTGGCCATCATGGACTTTAGATCATCCTCATCCATGAGGTCAACTAGACCCCTGGTGACGCTGGCCATGCGGGCTCCTCAGCGGAATCCTCTGACTTGAACCAGGCTGGCTCAGGGATTAGCTTTGGTGCCAAGTGCTGCTCTGAATCCTTGCATGCCAGCCCCCAGGGGTTGCCGCCTGTCTTGGGGAAGTAGATCGGGCCATACCAGCCGCACGTAGCGCACCTGGCCCGATAGCCCATACCGATACCTGGCACCAGTAGTGCCACTGCGCTACAGTTGTGGTTACTGTTCGAGGAGCCGCTCAACGATGTCTCCGAGCACGTCATCAGCGACGATGGCCTGATTGGCGCGGATGTCTGCGAAGATAGTCTTGATCTCTTCCCCTTCAGCCACTCTGGAATAAACACGATCGACCAGAGAAGCAGGAAGATGCTCAGGAACGAAGCGACGAGCACGAGATTTGCCAATGAACTTCTCCAGTTGGCGCAACTCGTCTTGCGCGTCTGCGATCTTATTGGTGCTGGTCTTTCCGCTAGACGGGGACCTCTTGGCGTTGGTTGCCGACCCACCGCTAGCAGAGCCACCACCGGCCCTGGGCGTGGGGGTGTTATTGCTCATGGCGCCACCAGACGGCGTTCCGGTGCCTGGCGCCATGCCAGCGTCAAGCTGGGCTCCGATCAGGGTGCCGATCTGGTCAACGGGAACGATGTCACGGGTCAGGTACACATTGGGCTTGTCAGCGTGAACGTCGTCGATCCTGGCCATGCCGCGCTTGGCTCGCATCTCGTTGAGGCTCATGCCGCCCAGCTTGGCCAGGCCGCTATCGATATTGAGTTCCATAAGACGATCGTTCAGTTCGTCGGCATCGAACCTGAAGACCCAGTCATCAGTATTGAAGCGTCGCTCGATGACGCTATCAAAATACCCCTGGAAGAACTGCACCGTAGGCATGGTCGCCAGGCGCGCTCTGCGAGCAGCAGCAGCAGCAGCCTGGTTCTCGCTCTCGGTATTGCCCACCAAGCCCAGTTCTCCTGGGTCCATGCCGAATCCGGCACAGGTGATCCTAGCCATCCATTCATCGAACTTCATGTCGTGAACGGGAGGCTTGAGCATCTCGGCCTTCTGGACGCCGGGGATCACGCGCACCCTGTGCTTCCAGCCGTTGTCATTGGACAACATCGAGTGCCACATGGCCTCGTAGCGCTGGATCTGGTCTGGATTCCAGGTCTCCGGAGCCGCCAGGAGCATGGCGGGGATGTCGCCATCAGTGAAGTAGCTGAGGTGCCAGTCCTGGCGCTTCAGAGCCACATTGATATTGATGATGATCTGCTCGATGTTGCTGAACCCGTAGTGGGTCCAGTTGCGCGGCCTGAATACCTTGTAGGCCAACTGGTCGGCGGTATACATGCCGCTGTCGAACTCATCATCGGGGCCAGGCATGCCGCGCTGCAGGGCCTGGACCTCGGGATCGTCTGCAGCATCCAAGAGTAGGGCGATGAACTCACTGCGAGGGATGCCATAGATGAACTGCTGGTAGGCAGGATTGGGTGGCAGCGGCCTGGTGCCTCGCTCATCAATCAGGGGCTTGATTGTAGAGCCGTCCAGGAGTTCCAACGCGAACAGGTCACCCTTGAGCGTTGGGTGCTCGTAGATGGCCAGGGCATCGATAACCAGGACGTCATCCAGGGCTGCAGACAGCCACGAACGCATCGACAAACCGCGGATGGGGTCGGGGGTCCTGAAGAACTTCAGGATCTGCTTGCGCAGATCCGAATCAGGCTTGCCCGGAGGGGTGGACGTTGTGGAACTGATTTTGGAGGAGTTTACCCGCTGACTGCGTCCCTTCCCCTGATCGGCGTCCTCGCGAGGAACGATGTCCCAGTCAAGTCCAGCGATCTCATTCTTGCGAGCATCGATACATAGAGCAGCGATGTCATAGCTCTGAGCTAGCTTGCGAAGCACCTTGAATGGGATCAGCTTCTGGCTATCAGGACTGGTAGGCAGGTTGTGCCCGATCTGGTACTCATACTGCCGGGGCAGGGGACGGCCACTCTTGGGCTGGCTGGGGTCCACCGGATAGATTGGCGAAGGCAGGCTAGGGTTGAACTGACCGCCAATGAACGCCCTGGGATCCCTTGGCAGCATGGTGAGGCCGGAGGCACCCAGACCAGTCCCGATGTTATACCTGGCCATCAGGGGGTTGCTGGGAGGCCCGTAGCCCCCAGCAAGCTGCCGTGCCAAGGCTGCGCTACTGGTTACGCTGCCACCCGCATTTGCCTGGATGGCGGCAACCATGCTTTTGACCATGGCTGCGCGCAGGGCTGCCTTATTCGTCATAGTCATAGCCGAACTCGGTCCAATAAAGAGTTCCGTCGCTGGCACTCTCTACGATATAGCGCGCATAGCAGCACTTGTGCATCTGGTCTACGAATCGAGGGCGTGGCAGCGGAGCGCTACACAACTGGCACATCGTCGTCCTCCAGCGAATCAAGGCATAGGGATCGGACGTGCTCGGCTCGCGCCTTGTTATAGACCACGCTCTTGATGGCACCGTTCTCATAGAACTCGGCGCGATCCCAGGTCCAGCACAGAACGCCGGGGTGATATAGGAAGCAATGCTCGCATCGCAGCGCATCAACGATGTCTGGATGTTCATCGGCTGCCTGCTGAGCAGCCAGGCTTGCGGCTGCCTCGACTGGGGTAACCCGAATCGAAGGAGCGATTGGCAGTTCGGTCGGATTACCTGTCAACATCAGTTGTTTGCCGCCACCTGGACGGTAAGGGTGGGAGAGGCACCGCCAGACTGAGCGATAGTTACGTTGGCTCGCACATAGCGAGCCTGCAGGAACGCGCTACCGGTGGTGGCTGCAACAGGGGTAGTCCCAGTGGCCACTGTGGTGGTGATCAACTGATACCAGTTGACATTGTCCAGGCTGCCCTCCAGCTTCACGCTGGCATGGGTGGTAGGGGCTCCAGCCTCAACCAGTACCATGGTGAAGACCTTGCACGTAAGGGTGCAGTCAAACACACTACCAAGCTGGCCGGTTCCAGACGTAACGGCTGCAGTGGCCAAGGCGGCATTCTGGCCACCGTCCACGCTGGCGGGGCCACGGCGGGAGCCATCGCCGACGCTAAGGTCGGTGAGGTCCAGGAGAATCTGCCCAGCAGATCCAGTGTAGTTCTTGCCCATGTTATTAGTATCCTCTAGCCGATGATGTGGTTGAAAGAATCACGCCCGTGTTGGAGCCGTCATGCGCTACCGTAATAACTACTGCAGCACCAGGCGTGAAGGACATACCTCCGTCAGGGAAGGTCCATTGAGAGCTGGTTCCCATATTCCCCCCCGTTCCATTACAATATGCCTTCCATAGTGGCCCGAAAGTATCTGTGGCAGTGACTTTCATGGCCGCACTGGGCTGCTTATTGAGTGAAACCGTAATACTGGAAATATGCCAGGCAAATCCTGGGTCTGCAGGCAACGTGATGACGGCATCAGTAGGACTGACTG